TGCCACCCGCCACAAGGTATCGGTGGAGGCATCGAATATGCCAACGCTGCTCTGGGCAATTGGACAAGGTGGGATATACGACTTGGATGGGGTATCAGGTATCCGAGAATTGCCAGGTCCCCTCATGTGCGCCAGGTATGGTGTACATACGTGGCGAGGCATTGCCTCCTCATCCAGGCAAGTGGAGCTCCGTTCAGCTTGAAGACGGCCAGGTGCAAATTTGTTGGTCGCTCATCAAGAAGGACAAGATCGGGGCTCTTGACCGGGGGAAGCGGTGGTCCGATATGCATCGTGAGGACTTACACCGCCTGGAGTGTACACGGCCTGGCTCGAAGGGCCGGTTCACCCATGCTCTTACCGGAATCGCTTGCTCTGGGGCTCGCCCGTTGGTTAGCGCGTCGTGTGCTTACAACCAGGCGAAAGCGCTCCTAGGTCGTATGTTTCGTCAGCCGGCGGTACGGGCATGGGGCCGAGGTCCAAAGCCCGGGACGTGGGAATGGGCGAAGAAGTTTATTCCCATAATACTGCCACATTTCAAAAGCCCAGGTAGGATGTCCGACGAGGAATGGTTACGGAGTATGCCAGCGCGCCGCCAGAGGCCTCTTCGTCGTGGTATGGACAACTACCGGTCTGCCGGGTATCAGGCGAAGTTTGAGAAGTTTAAATGCTTCGTGAAAACGGAGTTGTTGCCAGGTTTTGGTAAGGATCAAATTTCGCTAACCAGACTCGACGCCATGCTCGACCGGCTCATTTGTGGGCCCGCTGAGGAGGCACACTGTATGGTCGGTACGGAGGTTAAGCCTCTGATTGGCGTCCTGAAGGAGACGTGGAACCCCGATAACTTCCTGTTTTATGGGTCGGCTACACCAGAGAAACTACATTATTGGCTCCAGAGGTTGATCTTCGGGAGTGGAACGTTCTTCTGGGCTGACTATTCAATGTATGATAATACACACAGTGAAGAGTCTTGGGATTTCATGGAGCACTTGTATAGAGAGTCTGGCATCATCAATTCTGATACTTGGCGGATGCTCTCCGCTTGGAGGGCCCCG